ATCTCACCAGAAACATTAGTAAGCAACTATACACATGTTGGTGGTGTTGGTTATTTCTTAGAGCATGAAGAGACAGGTGGATTCAAAGATTTAAATCTTGCGTGTAGTGCTAATGGCTGGTGCTATCGAAAAGATATAAGAGGATTCTTACCTGAGTTGATGGAAAAGATGTATGCTGATAGAAGCAAAGCAAAGAAACAAATGCTTGCCATTCAACAACAGTATGAAAATGATAAAAGCCAGAAGCATCTTAAAAATGAAATATCACGTCTGAATAATTTGCAGATGGCTTTGAAGATTGCTCTTAACTCTGCTTATGGTGCTTTGGCTAATCAGTATTTCCGTTACTATGATAGAAGAATGGCTGAGGGTATTACGTTGAGTGGTCAGTTATCAATTCGTTGGATTCACAACAAATTAAATGACTACATGAATAAAGTGTTAAAGACCGAAAGCAAAGATTATGTTATTGCTGTCGACACCGATTCAGTTTATCTTAACATGGGTCCACTGGTTGATAAAATCTTCACAAAAGATCAACAAAAAGATAAAGAGAAAGTTGTTAAAACTATTGATACGTTTTGTGAAGATAAAATGCAATCCTACATAGATGAATGCTATGTTGAGTTGGCGCAAAGGCAAAATGCTTATGATCAAAAGATGATCATGAAGCGTGAATCTATTGCGGATAAGGGTATCTTTGTTGCAAAGAAACGATACGTGTTGAATGTACACAACTCTGAGGGTGTTCAATACTCAGTACCAAAGATGAAGATTATGGGTCTTGAAATGATCAAATCTTCTACACCGCATGTTGTTCGTGGTAAACTAAAAGAGGCGATGAGTTTAATTATTTCTGGTGATTCTATTGCTTTACGTAAATTTGTGTTGGATTATAAAAAGGAATTCTTTGAGTTGCCAGTAGAAGACGCTGCATTTCCAAGAAGTGTAAATAACCTCAAAGAATATTCTGACAATGGAACAATTTATCGTAAATCTACACCGATACATGTTCGTGGTGCGTTGATGTATAATCACGTTCTCAAAGAACATAATTTGGCAAACAATTATCCCTTGATCCGAGAGGGCGACCGAATTAAATTTATCTACTTGAAAGAGCCAAATATCATACACGAAGATGTGATTAGTTTTACAAATGAATTACCAAAGGAATTTGGTTTACATAAATACGTAGATTATGAAAAACAATTTGAAAAGGTTTTCGTTCATCCATTAGAATCAATTCTAGAAGCAATCGGTTGGACTCTAGAAGAAAAGAATTCTCTTGATGAATTTTTCGGATAAACAATTTACATTTATACATAGATCATGTATACTATATGAAAGGATACAATTATGACTGATGAGAAACAATTAGAATTTTTAGAAGTAGACCCAAACAATCCACCGAAAGTTATCTGCCCAAAACACGGAGAAGTCAGAGACGAGTATGTGTTTCGTGTTAATATGCCAGAACATGGATATGAAAAGAAATCATACTGTTTAGTGTGTGCTATCGATTATCTTTCAATGATCGCAAGCGAAGTAGAATATCAATTACCTGAGGAGACAAAGCAATGAGTTTTTTGAAGAATATAGTTAAGGAGTTAGACAATGAGTATGCGGGATTGGCTGATGATGGCGTTGTTGGTGATACAACTAAGTTTATCGATACTGGTTCTTATACCCTTAATGCTCTTCTCAGTGGTAGCATTTATGGTGGTCTTCCTGGGAACAAAGTTACAGCTCTGGCTGGTGAGTCTTCCACTGGAAAAACATTCTATGCTTTGGGTATTGCGAACAACTTTCTACGCACTAATGAACAAGCTGGAGTCATTTACTTCGAAACAGAGGGAGCATTAAACAAAGAAATGCTTGTTGAACGTGGTATCGACACCAAGCGTTTTATGATTGTTCCTGTTTCAACTGTTCAAGAGTTTCGCACTCAAGCGACCAAGATTCTAGATGCTTATGAAAAGACATCCAAGAAAGATAGACCACCATTGATGTTTTTCCTCGATTCATTGGGTATGCTATCAACTTCAAAAGAAATGGAAGATACGCTTGAGGGGAAAGATACTCGAGACATGACCCGTGCGCAGTTGATTCGAGGTGCGTTTAGGGTCTTATCTTTGAAGTTGGCGAAACTAGATGTAGCGATGGTTGTTACGAATCACACATATGCAGTTGTTGGCGCATACATGCCAACCAAAACGATGGGTGGTGGTGATGGTTTGAAATATGCTGCCTCAACAATTGTGTTCCTATCTAAGTCACAGGATAAGGATGGAACTGAGGTTGTTGGTAACATCATTAAATGTAAACTTGAGAAATCAAGATTCACACGTGAGAAGTCTATGGTTGAAACAAAGTTGTCTTTCACTAAGGGACTTGATCGTTATCATGGTCTTACCGACCTTGCTGTTGAAGCAGGAATCTGGAAAGCGCAAGGTGGACGAATTGAAGTTCACGATGGTCGTAAAGTTTTCGGCAAAAATATTGCAAACAATCCTTCCGAGTTTTTCACAGAAGATATCTTATCACAACTTGACACATATTGTAAGAAGAAGTATAATTATGGTAGTGATGTTGTAGAATCTGCTGTTGAAGAGGAGGAAGTTTTGAATGAGGATTGAGAATCAAATTTTTTCAAATCTGTTATGTAATGAAGAATATGCAAGAAAGGTGTTTCCTTTCTTATTTCCTGAATACTTTACGGATAGAACTGATAAGATTATTTTTGAAGAATATAACAATTTCTTCAACAAGTATAATACTGTTCCTACTGTTGATGTATTAAAACTTGAAATTAGCAATAGGACAGACGTAACTGAACATGAGGTAAAGGGATCTTACGAGACTTTGGATTCTCTTAGCGAAGAGAAAACAAATGAAGATTGGATAACTGATACTACAGAGAAATTTTGTAAAGACAGAGCTGTTTATAATGCAATCATCCAATCAATCAAAATTATTGAAGGAAAAGACAAAAATCACAACCAAGATGCGATTGTATCTTTACTTAGCGATGCTTTGGCTGTCACGTTTGATAGTAATATTGGGCATGACTATATTGAGAATGCTTCTGATCGCTATGATTTTTATCACAGAGTTGAAGAGAAAATTCCTTTCGATATCGACCTTCTTAACAAAATAACAAATGGTGGTCTTAGTAGGAAAACTCTAAACATTATTTTGGCTGGAACTGGTGTTGGTAAATCTTTGGCTATGTGTCATTTCGCTGCAAGTTTTATGCTTCAGGGTAAAAATGTGTTATACATAACTATGGAGATGGCTGAAGAAAAGATTGCTGAACGTATTGACGCAAACCTCTTAGAAATCACTATGGATGGTTTGAAGTTAATGGAAAGAAGAATCTTTGATTCTAGGATTGAGAAGATTAGTAATAAGACAAAAGGTAAACTGATCGTAAAAGAATATCCTACTGCTTCTGCTCATGCTGGTCATTTCCGTGCATTGATTGAAGAGTTGAAGATGAAGAGGGAGTTTATCCCTGATGTGATTTTTATCGATTACCTTAATATCTGCTCTTCCCAAAGACTACGTATGGGAGCGAATGTCAATTCTTATACATACATTAAGTCTATCGCAGAAGAATTGAGGGGATTGGCTGGAGAATATAAAGTTCCTGTTGTAAGCGCTACACAAACGACTCGTTCTGGATTTGCTAACACCGATCCTGGACTTGAAGATACTTCTGAATCTTTTGGTTTGCCAGCGACAGCCGACTTGATGGTTGCGTTGATTGCTACTGAAGAACTCGATCAAATGAATCAGATTATGGTAAAACAATTGAAGAATCGTTATTCTGATCCAAACTTTTATAAGAGATTTGTGGTTGGTATTGATAGAAAACATATGAGACTTTATAATGTTGAAATGAGCGCACAACTACATATTGAGGGACAAGGTAAAGTTGATGATGACACACCTTTGTTTGATGCGACAAAATTTGGAAGAAGAATTAAATCGGAGATATTCGAATGACACAGATTATTAAACTAGATCAAAAACAAAATTGTGAGCATTTGCTCGGTATGTTTGTTGATGAGAACCACTACGATATCCTTATTGAAGAAGACACAGACTGTTTTCTCCCATCTGGATATGGTGTAGATCCTGATGAACGACACATTGCATTTAAATTTAGAAAAAACTTTTTTTCGAAAGAAGAGCAGGATTTAGCATATGTTGGTTTGCGTGAAGCAGCTGTTCGCACCGAAAATCGTGGTCTTGCTTCTGGAATTAAAGAAGGAACATCGGTAACTGGTGAGGGTCGTGAGTGGGTTACTAATTATCAGGAAGAAATGATGCTTGCTTTGCTAAATGCAGAAAAAGCAAAACTCGGTGATGAAGATATTATTGAAGATGTTAGATCACGCTATCCAACACTAGAAGCACGTTTAAAGGCATTGGGTTCTGGTAAGAATAATGTCTGGGTTATATCACGTTTCAGAAACAAGTTTAATTTTGACGAATGGGTTGATAGTATTATTCCATTAACACCTGCGCAGAGAGCAGAATCAACAAAAGAAACAATGAAGATGATCAGCGAAACATCTTATGGCAATCCAGTTGATTCTGGTATCGCAGGTTGGTATGATCGTTATCCTCGAATCCCTTATGGTCGTGCGACTACATATACTCGCGACAATCCAGAGAAGTTTGCAATGGCATATCCATTCTTACAATCTTTGGCACGTGGTTTTAAAGAGTTACTACCTTGGCGTTATAATAATCAAATGGAGGCTGCGAAAAACCTTGACAAACGATACCTTGTTCCAGAAACACCATTCACAACAATCACAGTTAACAAAACATTCCGCACCGCAGCACATCGTGATGCTGGTGACTTGGATTCTGGTTTGTCTAATTTATTGGTTTTGTCTAACACTGGCAATTTCACAGGTGGTTACTTGGTGTTCCCAGAAATTCGTATGGCTGTTAATGTCCGTCCAGGAGACCTACTACTTGTTAACAACCATGAAATTATCCATGGAAACACTCCCATCGTATTAAATGACGATCAAACTGAACGAATTTCATTGGTTGTGTACTTCCGTGAAAACATGCTTGAACTTGGTTCGTTTGAATATGAAAACGCTAGATATGAATTTGTTGAATCGCGTAGATTGAATAAAGAACATCCTCTTTGGAAAAAATTGTGGAATGGTGTTTCGCCAGGAATGTGGGAAGAGCAAGAGTGGTATGAATATCTTCGAGAAAAACTTGGCGAAGAAGTTCTTTCGAAGTACCACCCGAATGCAATGAAAGCAGATTTGGCTGATTTTTTTGCTTGACATTTAAACTATAATCGGGTATAATTAGGTATAAAACTTGGAGTAACTATGAGAAGTAATTATTGGACTTGTTCGAAATTCGCTGACTGGCTGCGTGGTACAGCAAAGCCACATGCAGAAACAAGTGAAGGATGGGCAGCTTGGAATAAACTGGCAAAGAAGTCTTACCCTTTCCGCTACTGGTTAGCAGAAGAAGGTCTTGACATAATCCAAAACGCCATCATGTTCGTGCCTGACAAAATCTATTCTGTCAAGTATTATATTAACAACCGATTCGTTACTCGCACTCATCAGCTTACTGCTCACCCTCGTGATATTAAGCCAGGACAATGGCAAGATGTTGGAAATAGATTTCTTCCATGTCTTTTCAATGAACTTGTAGATTTTGTTGAAATAGAATTGGCATGGTGGCACGTAGCATGGGACCAAGATGCTCGCAAGAAATTTGTTGCACCATGGTGGGCTTGGGGTTGGTTCCGTTGGAGAACATGGCGCAATCCAGAGTGTGGTCTTGCCAACTTAGAATGGCAACGTAAGTTGATTTCTGATGAAGGTTATGGTCTAACCCCCGAAGACGAAAAATTCGGCAAGCCAACTCAACAAGCGATTCAAGCGCAAGAAATACTAGATCTATATACATGGTGGACAGTTGAACGTCCTAAGCGTGTTGATCCTCATGAAGCATCAGGTTGGTCTGCTTATTGCGATGAGAAACGTAATGAGAAAGATGAAGATGGAGAGTCACTGGGATTGTTCCGTGATGAGAAAACACCTGAACAACGTGAGCGTGTAAGTAAAATGCTTGATGAGTGTTCTAAACTCGAAAAACAATACGAAGACGAAGATGAAGAAATGATGATTCGTTTGATCAAGGTGCGTCATGGACTTTGGACTTAAACTAAAACTGGTGAAATATAGAGATGCTGGTTTACCATCCTATACGTTTTTTTGGGTTGATGAAAACCACAAAACTTTTGGACCATATTTTGATTCAGAAGAAGAAGCAAAACAATGGTTAGACAATAACACAAAGGATATTAAATGAAAATTATGATGGCGATGCACACCTTCAACAATTTTGGAGGTATTATCAATCACTGTGAACATTTAATGGCAGGGTTGAAAGAACTTGGTCATGAAGTGACGTTCGCTTATCTTAAGCCAAACAAACAGGTAAAACCTGTTGAAATTCCTTCTGTATTGAAAGAGGGATGGGAGATTGGTATTGGTTCTGGATTTCCTGTGCATCAGGGAGATGGTTGGCTTGCTCCATATTATTCATATAAAGTAAAAGATTCTATTGAGCAGTTCGTTCAAGATGCCAACAAACATGATGTTGTAATTTGGCAATCTATCTTTGGATTTAAGAACAAAGATACCGAGCAATACAAAGAATGGCTACCAATGATTGAGAATGTGAAAGCCAAACAAATCGTAATCATTCATGATGCTAATTTGAAAAAACTATATCCTTGGATTAGTTTATTCGAAAAACATTTTGCTGGTCTTGCGTGCGTGCATCCTGCTGCATACGAATCAGCTGATTTTATGTCCACACCTCGAGCGTTAATTTTGAACCCACAGGATATCGCTGGCGTTCCACCTACCCCAAAATTTGCTGGTCGCGAGAACAAAATCCTGTCTATACAAACCTTTAAACGCTGGAAGCGTGTGGACGACCTTATTCGTGCTGTTCCTCACATGCCCATGGTCAAAACTTTGGTTGGGGGATATGGTATTGAAGCAGCATATATGATGTCAAAAGATAAGTGTAAAGAAGAATATTTTTGCACAAAACAATATGATCCAGATGCAACAGACAAGATGATCGGAAAACGTATCTGGGAAAATGCTGAGGATTCTGGCAACTTTGAATATCTCGGTTTTATCTCTGGCGCTAAACGTGACGAAATCCTATCTTCCTCTAAATTTTTGGTTGATCCAAGTTGGAGTAATACATTTGGCGAACACTTCAATCGTGTTGTGGTAGATGCTATGCGAATCGGAACAGTACCAATTGCTATTAATTATGGTGTTTCAAATAATGAAGATGGCAATGGTGTAGTTCTGAAGGCTGGTGTCAACTACTGTATGATTAAAAAGGGTTCTACTCCAAAAGAGTATGCGCATAAGATTACTGAATACTGCGACATGTCTGAAGCTGAATATATGCGTATCGTCGATAATAATTATGGTCTAATTCAACAGTTTGATCGGAAACGAATTGCTCAGCACTATCTTGATCTTGCCGAACAAAAGCCAACAGGCTATCTAAACGAAGTTCTTACAAAAACGAATTTCGACCCAAATTTGGCGAAAACTTCGAGGAATATGTTCGAAGAACACTTCGAAAAACAAGAAATTCAGAGTTTGGACGAATTTTTCGGATAAATTGCTTGACATCGAACAACCCATAAGGTATAATAAAGGATAAATAATCTTAACTTTATGGGGATGTCATGGAATTCATAAAAAACCTCTCGATAGATTTCATAGACTTTTTACCTTTCTCTGAGCGTCCTTTCAGAGCAAAGTTCATTCCATCAAAAGCATGGAATGATCTAGATCGCTTCAAAAATGATCCAATCGGGTTAATTAATTTTTGCAAAAAATGGAAAACTTGCATTAAGTTTGTCCGCAATACATCTAAATCAAAATTTTATCAAGAATATGTCGCAGTCGGTGGGGAATACGACTCTGAGACTAGACGAAGCACAGTCATTATCTACACCAACACATATGATGTGTTTGAGTTCACCGAGCGTTCTTGGGACAGATTTAAATATAAGTTTATACAAACACTTATGCACGAATTTGTGCATTTTATGCAGTACGATCGTAGATATGATGAGGGAACTTCCTATTATTACCAATACAAAAGTAGCAATCGTCATAAAATTGAAGAGGATCGAAACTACTACAGTCACTTTGACGAAATCCAAGCATATGCTCATTGTATCTATCTAGACTATCGTTGTAAATATCCTAATAAATCAATAGAAGAACTATTAAGTTCTTGCAAAATTCGTTCTAACTCTCCAACTCTAACATCAATCCTCAAAACATTTGATTACGATTTCAGAAACAATGATTGTTTGCACAAACTACTTTCTGAAGTTTACAAATGGCATCGTCGCTACGAAAGGCATGGAGTAGCCTAAATATATCAGATTTCATAATCGGAGATATAAATGGCTGGTGCATCTGCTGAACGACAAGAAAATGGCGTCATTAAAGCAATAATTGACGCAGTAAAAAAGAACAGTAAAAATCCTGTAACAGTAATCGCTGGTAAAACCAAGATTACGGGTGTAATTCATGCAGAAAAGTATACTGGTAGACAAGAATCTGGTTCTGAGCCATACACTGATGTTGTTATTCATGTAAAGAAGGGTAACAAGATTGAGAAAATTAATTGTTCTTTGAAGGGCGAATCTGCGCCATCACTTGCTGGTGGTGGATTGCGTGGTTTAGAACTAGCTGTTCCAGGAATAGCAAAAAAGTTTATGACCGAAGCGTTTAAGAAGTTAAAGAAAACCCTTAATCCTGGTGACAAAGTCCCAGATGTTTTTGGTAAAATTGGCGCAACGCCAAAAATGAAAATTGTTGTTGGTAACGCAGCGATGGGTGGACCAATCGACTATATGTATATTGGTCCAATGACAGTTACTGGACCATATGATGCCAAAACAAATACAGTAAAATTAAATGGCGCACTCACTAAAGCAGACGAATATGCTAAATCACATGATTTATATTTCAGACTTAGAGCAAGAAGGGAAGACCAGAGATTCGATCCAGCAGCAAAAGACAAAGATGGAACACCAAAGATCTATGGTGTATCTCCATCCCGTGGCGATTCAGCAGGAAGAATCGTTGTTACTGACAAAGTCCCATCAACCGCAGTATTGGTAAACGTATAATGTTAAAATTAAAAGAATACATATCAGAAGCAGCAAATGATACTACTAGACTTAAACATCTCTCTCATTTAGAAGATTTGATGTTTGAAGAAGGGAAAGCAGGTTTAGAGTTTGCTATTGAGAGCATTCAAATTTACATCAATGCTCTGTATAACAAATCATCAGGAACGCTAATTACAACAAAATGGGATGGTTCGCCATCAATTATTGTTCATGATTCGGGAACAGATTTTTGGGTAGCATCAAAATCAGCATTTAATGCGACACCAAAATTAAACCGCACAGATGAAGATATTGAAAAGAATCATGGTCATTCTGCTGGTCTTGTTGAGAAATTAAAATTCGCATTAAAATACTGCAAAGAGCTCAATATAAATGGCACAGTGCAAGGAGATTTTCTATATACTGATAATGACTTGAAACCACAAACTATTGATGGAGTAAAACATGTTACTTTCAAACCCAATACTATTGTTTATGCTGTCGTTGCTGACAGTGATCTTGGTAGAAAAATCCTCGCAAGTAAGATGGGTATTATTTTTCATACTTATTATACTGGTAATGATTTTTCCAGTATGAAAGCAAATTTTGGATACTCAGTAGCCAAACTTAAAAAATCTCGAAATGTATTTGTTGATGATGCTATTTTAAAAGATAAAACAAAAGATCTATCGTTGTCTGCCGATGAGCAAGCAGTTGTGTTAAAAGCGCATGCTCAATTACAAAAACTTAAAGTGGCAATACCGACATCATTTTTAACATTTTTGTCATCACATAAACTGGTATATCCATTAATGGCGAAATACAATAATTCTAATGTTCGTGCTGGTAATTACACTGGTCTTACCCATGCGAATGGGTTTGCTCAGTTTGTGCATGACGAACTGCAGAAAGATATAGATAAAGTAAAAACACCTGCATCGAAAACAAAAAAATCTGATGAGAGACAAAACATTATTGATTTTTTAGACAAGAATAGAGCAGTTCTTGAGAAAGCGTATGAAGCATTTTCATTAATCGTTACATGTAAGATGATCATTGTAAATAAGTTAAATAAGTTAGAAACAGGAGTTTCTGGTTTCGTTGAGCGTGGTAATTCTTTAGTAGCAACAACGCCAGAAGGATTTGTAGCTGTTCAGGGTGATCGTGTTGTTAAGTTGGTGGATCGTCTTGAGTTTTCTAGAAATAATTTCTTAAATAGACCGAGGTAAATATGAAAAACATACTAATATTTCCTTTCGTAATATTACTTGCTGGATGTTCAGTGATATTACCAAAACCACACGATCCAGTTATGTTTGATCAAGCAGTTGAAATTAAATTACAATTAACAAAAACAGATTGTGTGAACAAAGATTGGTCAACATTAAATTCAAAAATAACAAAACTTTCAACATATACTACACTTCGTAATGATCCTCAAGCAGAATCTTTAAAACAATTACAAGAAGCATTAAAGAAAGCCAATGATTCCAGTAATCAAAAATTTTGTGAAAGTGTTTTAAATATTCAAAAATCTAGAGTAGATGTAGTGTTGGATGCATGGAAGGGAAGAAGATGAGTACACTAGAACAACTAAGAGAAGAAGCAGGACTTGGTGGAGTTTTGGCACCACTAGCAAATGAAATTCTTGTTATACACGAGAACTATACTAACGGCGAATTATCAAGAGAAGAGTTTGAGTTTTTGCTTGAGCAAATCGCTTCAGTTCGAGCACAACAGGATTTGGCACAAGATGAAATTGCTTGTCGATGGATTGTTTCTGCTGTCAGCGCATTAATAAGTTTAACTCCATGACAGATTTAAATGATCTTTTCAAAGTTCTCGGTGAAGGTAAAAAACAAACTGAAGAAAAGAAAGCATCAACACCTGCTGGTCAAGCACTAAAGGGTGTTCAGGAAAGACTCAAACAAAATAATGAGATTGGTGAATTACTTGGAATATTTGTTGAGAAGAAAGCGCAACCAAAAGAAATTATAAAAGAAGTCATCGTTGAGAAAGAAGTTATTGTTGAAAAGGAAGTAACGAACAAAGATTCTTTTCAGCAACCTGCTCCACAACCTGTTGATCCAAACATTGCTGGTATTATCAAGAAGATGCAGTTTCTTGAACAAGCAATTGGTCGCATTGCTGCTTATGGTCCAGGTGGTGGTGCTGGAGATGTTGTTAATCTCGACCATCAAACAACACTAGTGGCAGCACCAACTTACACAGTTGGAAGAAAAGATTACTATGTTGGTATTAACTACGCAGGAACAGTAACAATAACACTACCAATAAATGTAAAAAATGGTAGATATATTATAATCAAAGACGAGTCAGGTCGTTGCTCTAGATTTCCAATTATTGTTCAAGGCAATGTTGACAATGATCCTGATGGATTTATATTAAGGGTTGACAATGGTGGCATTCAAATGATTTATAGAGATGGGTGGAGAATAGTATGACATATTTGTTTCAAGAAGAACAAAACACTGATGCATTTGGTCGTGGTCGTGTTAGTATGCCGTATACGCTTGGTGATTACAAACACCTATATGGTCTAGATCCAAACTTTATTGACTACAAAGTTAATGGAGGTGATCTTGCGTTTCAAACAAATAAAGCATGCGCCAGATTATCAACCACATCTAATTCATCAAGTAGAATTGTTCATCAAACAAAATTCTATCATCACTACATGCCTGGAAAGAGTCAGGTAATTCTTTCTAGTTTTAATTTTTATAGTGCGACTGCTAATGTTACTAAACGCACAGGATACTATGATGATAATGATGGCATTTTCTTAGAGCAAGCAGGAGATGGAACTTTATCTTGGGTGATTAGAAGTTTCGTTACAGGTGCTCCAGTAGAAAGACGATTCACACAAAGTCAGTGGAATAAAGACAAGTGTGACGGAACAGGAACAAGTGGATTTAATCTCGACATAACAAAAACACAGTTGGCTTGGATTGATTTTCAGTGGTTGG